CCAGCCCGTTCAGCAATGCCGACTACAACTTCCCCGTCGGGTACCTTGAAGTCAAGGTCACTGGCGTCTTCGGCTGGCCCTCAGTCCCAGCAGCCGTCAAGCAGGCGGCGCTGATTCAGGCTGGCGCAATCTGGTCAAGCCGCACCGCCCCCTTCGGCGTGATCGGCTCGCAGGACTTGGGCGGCGTGCTCCGCATGAGCGCAGCCCTGCACCCTGAAGCCCGCATCCTGCTCGAGCCGTACCGCCTGCGCGGCGGGCTCGCCATCTGATGAACGACCTCACGATCCATCAAGCCGTAGCGGCTCGCCTAGTCGCAGCCACGAAGCCAGCGGGGTACACGCTCCGAGCAGCCCACGCCACCCCACCCGACAATCTCGCCGTGGTGCCTGCAGCCGTCTGCATCCCCGGCGGAGACTCCATCTCCTACGGCACGGGCGGCAGCCGCACCACCGTGCTCACGGTCAGCGTGACGATCTATACGCAGGATCAGGCTGACATGGCCCGCAAGTACGCCGACCTCCTCACGTGGCGCACGTGGCTCCGTGGCGTGTTCGACGGGCAGGTGCAGCTCAACACAGCCGACGTTGCTCAGGCGATCGTTGCAAGCACTACACTCGGCACTGACACTTGGGCAGACGTGACGTATCTCACGATCACGGCGGAGCTGCAGGTGAGCATCCTTGAAGGAGTCAACGTCAGTGCCTGATACGCTTCGCACGGTTCTGGTGAAGGTTGTTCAGCCCCGCGCTGAGGGCAACCCCTACCTCCCAGCGTCTGACGACGTTGTCGAACTGGACGCCGCAGTTGCCACATCGCTGGCAGCCAGCGGGCTCGTTGAAATCGTAGACAATAAGCCCAACGCCACCACGGCGAAAGTTGAGAAGGAGTCCAAGTAATGCCAACGCTAGGCGCTAAGTCTTTCACGAAGGTTGTCGTCAAGAGCGAGAGCGGCTACGGCACGCCTGCAACCTTCAACGACGCCAACGGTCAGTTGCTTCACACGGACATCGTGGGCATCGTTGACCCGGGCGTCACCGTTGACTTGGCTGATGATAAGAGCGTAGGCATCCGCCCACGCCGCGTAGCGGCTTCGGCAACCATCACCGCCAAGGCTCCAGTCGTCACGTTCGGCGAAGCGCCTGCGTCACTCCGCACGCTGCCAATCATCTTCGACTCACTCGCCACCATCACCCCGTCGGGCGCTGGCCCGTACACGTGGGCATACGCTCCAAGCCAGACAGACGTCGACACGCTGAAGACGTACTCGCTCTTCGTCACGGACGGCGTGCAGAGCTTCGTGATCGACGGCTGCGTGCCAACTGAAATCAGCCTGAGCGCCGATCAGTCGGGCCTTCTCCAGATGGGCACCACGTGGGCTGGACGCGCGCTGACCACCAGCACGGACGTCAGCACCGCTGCGTTCTCCACGCAGTTCTTCATCCCGGGGCGACTCTTCGGGCTGAAGACGCACGGCTCCATGATCACCGCGAAGACGGGCACGGGCACCGCCTACTCCAGCTACATCACGAACTGGAACCTCACACTCATGCCGGGCGCTGCTCCGCTGCAGGTGCTGAACGGCTCCACGACGAACGTCAACGCTGGCGGCGTCGCCTACACGGGAGCCCTTGACGGCACCCTTGAGTTGACCATTGCATCGAACAGCGCCGCCACCAGCGCCTTCCCAGTGGGCGACATCGGCACCACGAAGTTCGTTCAGGTGCAGGGCATTGACGCCAACGGCTACGGCTTCACCGCAAACATCTGCGGCGTCGTTGAGAACGTGACCGTCATCGGCTCAGAGTCCGACGGGTTGATCCTCAACACCGTGACCCTGCAGCTCGCCAGCAACGGCACGAACTCGATTCTCTGCTGGGTGGATTCACCACTCTCGGCGCGTCCATAAAGTAGCCCGCACCTAGCGGGGAGGAGGAGCACATGGCAGGCACCGCAACCGATCCCGTCATCGTTAGACTAGACGGTGACTTCGCAGGCTGGAGCGCAATCTTCCGCCCATTGACGCGCATCAGCGCGCGCGTCTTGATTGACCTTGAGAGCGATTCAATCGGCACACGCCTTCAGGCGTATACGAAAATGATCCTCAGCATTGAAGGCTGGAAGGACTTGGACGGCAACCCAACCAGCGACCCGCTCGACGCGCCGATCCAAGCACTAGAAGCCGCTGCCAACAAGTTCATCACGGAGGCTGCTGAACTCCCAAAAGCGTGAGGCTTGCCGCCCGGCAGTTGAGTCTCGGGCAATCAGTCAAGCCACCGCCTGAGATCATCTTCCACATCTTGGCGAAGGAGTTCGGCAAGTTTCCGTGGGAAGTCGAAGAAGCGCCGCTACACTATGTCATCAGGGCATGGGCACTCCATGCCGAGATGCAGCCGAAAGAAGTGAAGCGTGGCCGCTAAGGGCAACGAGAAGGTCAGGCTCTTCATCACGCCCCAATCGTTGAAGGGGTTTGACGACGTGCGCCTTGGCTTCTTGGAGTCAAGCAACCCGAAGAAGTTCAAGGCAATGCTGCAACTCGCCACCCTGAACGCAGCCCGCACCATGGTCAAGCCAGTCAAGGCGAAGGCACCCGTGCGCACTGGACGCCTGCGTGGCGCAGTGGCTGCACGCAAGGCGAAGTTCGACCGCCCAGCCGCCGTGGTCGGAGTCAAGGCAGGCAAGAGCCGGGGCGACATGCAGGGCGCGTGGTATCGCTGGTTTGTGGTGAGTGGCACATCTGGCACCAGAAACACAAAGCGGCAGGGTAGAGTCTCAGTGCGAGCCGTGCCAGCGCGTGACTTCGTCAAGCAAGCCGTCACTGATCCGAGCGTACAGGCGAAGGCAATCGAGACAGTCAACAAGACGGTCATGGCGTTCTTGGACGGCGTCATCAAATACCGAAAGGGTAGGGGCTAAAGATGAACAAGGGCATCATGAACCTAGTCGTCAAGGCAGTTGACAACGCTACCCCGACGCTGCGCAAGATCGGCAAGGGCTTGGGCGGGCTCAAGAGCGTCGGCTCTTCCGTTGGCGCTGGGCTTCAGACTGCAGCACTCGGAGCCGTCGGCATCGCCACCGCCGTGGCTGGCTTCACCATCGCAGCAACGAAGGCAGCGGCGGAAGAAGAGCAGCAGGTTGCGCGGCTCAATGGAGTGCTCAAACAACGCGGCATGCTCACCGACGCCAACACGCAAGCCGTTGAAGCCCAGACGTCAAAGCTCGAAGACCTAGCCTTCGCCGACGATGCAGTGCGCGAGAGTCTCATCACGGCAACATCGTTCACGAAGAACTTCAACGACGCCCTCAAGATTCAGAACGTTGCGGCTGACGTCGCAGCAGCCAAGGGCATCAGCCTAGAAGAAGCCACGTCACTCGTTGGCAAGGCGTATCAAGGAAATACAAAGGGCCTCAAGGGGCTTGGCGTAGAAGTCAAGAAGGGCGCCAAGGGCATCGCTGCACTGGATGCAGTGACGAAGAAGTACGGCGGCTCGGCTGAAGCTGCAGCCAACACGGTGAGCGGCAAGTTCACGAAGGCGCAGATCAAGATCGGCAACGTCATGGAGAACTTCGGCGCGGCGTTCTTGCCGATCGCCAGCGACGGGCTCAGCCTGCTCAGCGACACCGTACTCCCAGCCGTTGCCAAGGGGCTTGAGAGCCTGAAGCCAGTGCTGCAGACGGTCGGCAACTTCATCATGAAGACACTGGTGCCAGCAGTCGGCGGATTCATCGGCAAACTAACAGCCCCAGGCGGCGTGATCGACTCCGTCATGAAGGTCGTCGGGCCAATCATCAACATGCTGATCCCAGTCTTTGGGCAAATCTTTGACGCCGTCGGCAAGACGGGCGCGAAGATCATGGAGCTGGCGGGGATTCTCTGGGGCGACGGCAAGGGCCCGCTCGCCGTGGGCGTGCAGGCAGTCGGCAACATCTTGGCGTTCGTGGGCAAGATCATTGCCAACCTGATCGGATTCGTGGGCGAAGCCATCGGCGCAGTCATCAACGTCAGCAAGGCAATCATGGACTCGCCAATCGGCTGGGTGATCCAGCAGATCGCGGGCATCATTGGCGGCGTGGTTGGCGGCGTCGGAGGCGCTCTTGGGATCACGCCTGCAGCCAACGCTGGCACGGGCGTATCTGCCAACCCGATGGACGCGAAGTACACCATCAACATTGGCGGCAAGGACGTTGACGGCGTGGTGAAGGATTCGCTCGGGCGCATCGTCACCACCACCACACCGGGGCGCTAACTCATGGCGACGCACCCGTTCGCCATCATCGTGGACGGCGTCAACAGCGGCGCCAACATCCTTGACGACTATTCAACCGCCAGCCCAACGACGCCATGGGTTGACCCTGAGAGCGTCAGCCTGACGCAAGACGCCAACGGTGAAGGCGGCGCTCTTTCGTTCGACGTGGTGCAGGTGAAGACTCCAGCAGGCGGGCCATGGTGGAAGTCAGGCAGCGTCAACGACAACGCCCGCGTGCAGTTTCAGGTGAGTGGGACGACGACCTTCTTGGGATACATCACCAGCATCACCGCCGAGCTGGCAGAGAACGGGCTGGGCACGCGCGCCAGCGTGACCGCTGCAGCGGCGTCATCGTTCATGGAGAAGATCATCGTCTACAAGGGGCGACTGGTGACAGGCACGAAGAGCGACTTCACGGGAAACTTCCTCATCGGAGCGAAGGACACCACGGATCAGGCAGGCGTGACGCAGCTCGTTGCCAAGGCTGACGCCGCAATGGCGTTCAGCACGGGCACCACTGGGCGCACCGCCAACCGCCTCATCGTCAACACGAACACCACGCCCGCCTACACGGGGACAGCAGTGAAAACGGAGCAGTTGCTCATGGTGCCCGGAACGCTGCGCGCATGCCTTGACACGATCAAGCAGGCAGCCGAAGCCATTGACGGTGAAGAGCGACGATTCTGGGTGGCGCCGAGTGGGCGCATCAACTACGCCCGACTAGGCAGCGCCGTGCCAACCTACGCCACGGCGCCGTTCAAGATCGTCACCACCGCGACCTACAGCCCGTACGGCTCAGTCTCCGCAGCTGCAACGCTGCAGGCGCGCAGCCTGAACGTCACGCTCGACCATGACGTCATCGTCAAGAAGGCACGCTTCGTGATGAACGAAGTGGTCAGCAAGTACGATGCCAAGATCAGCGGCGGCGTCTACACGGTGAAAGATCCGTATGGTCGAGTCTACGATCAGGCAGCGCCGAACGGTGCAGGCATGACAACGCGCAACGGCCCACGCCCAGAGACTCTGATCACCGTCACGCCGATGCCAAAGCGCACCCCCGGCAGCGTCCAGTGGAGCGACAAGATCACCGACTATGGCAAGAAGTACTTCGGCACGGACGCCTATCCGAACCGCGCCGCGCCGCAGCGAAGCATCACCTTCAGCGTGCGCGGGGCTGATCCGACGAACAACCCCTACGGCTTCGTCAAGGGCTACCGCCAGACGGGCCCAAGCACCTACGCCTTGCAAGACGGATGGGAGGCTGGGCAGTATGTCGAGATCAACGACTCCACCACCATCGGCGGCAACACGGTCAACATCCTTGGACTCGGCGGGCTCTACCGCATCGAGTCGCTGACCATGTCGTTCGAGCCGGGCAGTATGATTCGCCAGTTCGACCTGACGTGCGAACGAGTACCACGCAATCCGTTGAAGAAGTTCTTGCAGGGGTAATCATGTTTGACAAGTTCGGCTCCGATCAGCAGCAGCTCGCCAACTCTGGCGGCAGTGTTATCTCGCAAGATGACGCCGTGCTCATCAACGGCGACAGCGACGGTGAGGAGGCGCTGCTCTTTGGGCCCGCCGCGCTTCGTGAGATTCAGACGGGGGTTGCCAACGGCGACTTTTCAATCCCACCATCCGATGCTGAAGGAATCGTCACGGCTGACAACGACCTGCCGTATTGGACGTTCACTGACGTCAACAGCGCAGGAGCGATCACCTGCTCAATCGTGACTGATGCTTCCGCTGCGTCGGGCACATCGCTGCGCTTCAGCATTGCAGCAGGTACGGCAAACAGCAAGAGCGTGACCCTGCGGCGCTTTATCCCAGTTGCATCCACGCGCAACCAAGCCTTCGCCTATGCCCCAGAAGTCAATACGTTTGGCGCTACGAACACCGCCGTCAGCACGATTCGCATGCAGTCACAGTTCTACAAGGAAGACCAAACAACTACCACGGGCTCAGTCAATGACTCAGGCGTTGTCACCTTCGCAACGCTTGGAACGGGAAGCAACTGGTTGACTGGTACCGTCAGCACTGCCAACGCAGCGCCATCCGATGCAGCCTTCTGCCTCATCACGATCACCGTCGCAACGGCTGCCGCAGGCACGGTCGTTGCATCCACGGTTGACATCCCTGAGGTGCGCCTTATTCGTGGCGATCAAACGAACCTATTCGCCGAGTATCGAACTCCGGGCACCTATGCCCCGACATACATCCGTCAGCAGAACGGTGAGCTGCAAATCTCGCCGAACGGCGGAAGCGGCAACACCGAACTCGGCGGCAGTCTCACCGTTGTCGGCGGCACCATTGACACATCCGGCGACATGACCGTTGCATCTGGCAACGGCGACTTGATTATCAAGGACACCAGCGGCGGTGGCGCTCCACGGTTGCAGTTTATGACTTCAGACGGCACCTATCGCGGCGGCATCCGCCTAGGGGCGACGCAAAACTTCGCCTTTCTCACTGGCAACACGACAGACGACTACGGCTTCGTCCTTGCTGAACGGTTCTATCCAATGAACGGCACCTCAGGCAGCCGCTACATCTACGACACAGGAACATCAACAGGGTTCAGTGGTGACATTGAAACCCCCACAGATGCAACTGCGCGAACTTTCTATTCAAATAGCTCATCACTTGCTCTCTACGGATCGTCTGGTGCAGATGTAAGCCTGAGGGGTGCAGACACCAGCGTGCCGATCAGCGGCAACGGTGAACTGCAGTCAATCCCAAACACCACCACAGCAACCACCAACAGCGCCCGCTGGGTGCTGATCAGCGGCAGCACCTACGGCTTGCGCCGTGACTCATCAACGCGCCGCGTCAAGACCAACATCGTGCAGGCAGATGAGGGAGTGCTTGCCGCAGCCAAGCGCCTGCGCGCCGTCCACTTCGAGCCGTTGGAGAAAGACGAAGACGGCAACCTGCGCGGAACGGGCCAGTTAACCCTTGGACTCATTGCTGAAGAGATTGAAGAAGCCGGGCTTGGCTGCGCCGTGACGTATGACGCCGAAGGCTTGCCAGACGGTTATGACGAGCGCGTGCTGCTCGCTGCAATGATTCACCACATCAGCGACCTTGAGGCTCGACTTGCCGCGCTGGAGGGCGCATGACAAAGAGCCAAGCCGACACGATCATTGCGCGGCTAGACGCCCAGAGCGCGAAGATCGACCGCCTGCAGTCGGAGATTGACCAGATGAAGGGCGGGCTCACGGTGCTGAAGGCGATCGGCGCCTTCTTGGGAGTTGGGGGTATTGGCGCGCTGCTGGCGTGGCTGCAACAGCAGGGCAAGTAGTGCGCCGCGTACTCATCCCGCTGCTGGCTGCCTTCGTGCTGCTGCGTGCAGTGCCCGTCATCGCGTCCGACTGGACGGCTGACATCACCTTCAATGGCAGCGTGCAGCTCGTTGACGGCGGCTTCGTCATCACTGGCCCCGACGCTGGGGTGGGCTCCAATACCGTCACCTACTCCACCACGGCTGACGCCGCTGGCACCATCGCGTTCTTGTGGGCGTACAGCACCATTGACGGCGCATGGTTCGACCGCCCGCAGTTCGTCATCAACGGCGTCACCACTGACCTGATGCAGCAAGGGCAGCAAGGCAACGGCAGCATCCAGTTCGACGTAGTGCCGGGCGACGTCTACGGCTTCAGAGTGTGGGCGCTGGACACCTGCTGCGGCGCTGGTGTGTTGACCATCACTGACCCCGACTTCGTGCCAGCATCACCAGAGCCAAGCCCGCTCCCATCCGTGGAGCCAAGCATTGAGGTGCCAAGTGTTGAACCGTCCCCGCTCCCGAGCCCTGACCCGACTGCCACACCCGAGCCGTCGCCCGAGCCGACACCATCACCTGAGCCTTCGCCAACTCCTAGCGTTGAACCTAGCCCTGCTCCTACTCCTAGCCCTGAGCCTTCTCCTACGCCAACCGTAGAGCCGAGCCCTACGGCGACGCCTACGCCGACCCCTACACCTACCCCAGAATCCCCTTCACCTAGCCCCAGCGTGGCTCCTACACCCCTCCCAGAGCCTTCTGAGGAACCCTCACCAGTGCCTTCTCCTGAGCCTACGCCCGAGCCCACGGATCAGCCGCTGGTGATTGACCCCGGCGCTGCAGCCGAAGCCGTCGCCGAAGCCGTCGGAGAAGCGGCTGCGTTCGTTGCCAATCTTGGACACGATCTGACCCCTGAAGAAAAGCAGCAGGCAGCGGCTACAATCGTCCCCGCAGTGATCGTCACGCAGCTCGCGCAGGCAGCCGTTGCGGCAGCCAGTGCAGCAGCGTCGGGCACGGCGTCATCAGGAGGCTCACGAAGGAGCAAGCAATGAGACTCTTGAAAGACATCGCACTCGATCTTGCAGCATCTAGCTGGACGTGGCTTGGCATGACGGTGGCTTGGATCGTGCTTCCAGAATCTGGCACGCGCGACTTCGTCGGCATCAGCATCCTAGTGCTGCTGGGATTGTGGGCAGCGACAGGGCCCCTACGTTGGGGCAAGGAGTAAACATGAGCGCGGCTGATCACATCGAAGAGATTCACGAGCAGGGCTGGACGAAGATCGTCACGGCTCCGGGCGAGTGGGTTGCACTGGTGCCCAACGACAACAACAGCGCCTACGGTGGCACGCTCTGGAAGCGCGCCGACGACGGCAACGACTACGCCGAAGGCGCCACTGAGGGCTTCCCCGTCAGCGCCGCACTCGACCACGAAGCCGCTGGGCGAGCCGTCGCAGTGCTCATCAAGAAAGAACTCGGCGCGTGAAGTACCGCGTCAAGAGCCAACTTTACTCCGACGCTGAAGCCCAACTGAAGGGCGCCAAGCAGATTCTTGACGACTGCACATGGTCATCCTGCGCCGCAGCCGTAAGCTGGGCGAGCGGGTATGAGGTCGACTACAGCGCCGCGCAGGGCGTGGAAGCCATGAAGAAAGTCACGGGGCGCAAGGACGTGCAGGGCAAGTCCGACAACGGCGGCAGTCTCGCCGAAGCCGTCAAGGTCATCGCGCACCTAGGCGGGAAGGCCCGCTACGCCAAGAGTTGGGAAGACGCCGTCACCGCTGCCAAGGCTGGCGCCGCCCTCATGGTGTGGGTGCAGCAGCCGATCGGCTACCCGCCCGAGATTCGCATCAGCGCGTGGCATGACCGCTGGGTGAAGTGGTGGACGAAGAACGCCCCTGAGAAGATCAAGGCTGGCTACGGTCACATGACGTCTGCAGGGTATGACGACGTAGACGGCTGGCAGTGGGCATGCCCTACCCGTGACGAGAAACTCGCCGCTGAGAAGTACGGCGTCCAACTCTCGGAGTCCCAACTGCACACCATCGTCAAGTCGAAGATGCGGGCGCGCAAGTTGACCGCCGACTACAAGGCGCTCCTGATCGTCACCTACCCGAAGAAGGCAGCAGCCCCGGCTCCTGCGCCCGTCGCAGTACCCGAGCCAGTTGCAGCACCAGTCAACGCAGGGGCGCGCGTAGCAGTGGCAGCGGCGCCAGAAGTGGCACCTGAGCCAACACGCGGGGTGCAACTCCCCGCCGCGTCCACCACTCCAGTTGAGAAGAAGGTCAGCGCCGTGGATGCGCAGCTTGAGGCTCTCGGCAAGGTAGACTTCGGAGCAGTGGCTGGGAGGGCGTTCAACGCTGCGAGTGGTGCAGCGGCTGCGGCTGCCAAGGTCAAAGGAGCACCAGCCAAGATGATGACGTTCTTGCAGTACATCAAAGACAACACGGGCATCGACGAAGCCCTCATTGAGTTCGTCCGAACCTTCGTCACGGTGAGCATCTCCGTGGCGCTCGGGCTCGGCATCCCGCTGCTCGACATCAACGGCGGCGACTTCCGCACCGTGGTATCCGCTGGCTTGGCGTCAGGGCTGCAGGTGCTGGTGAAGTATCTCGACCCGAAGAACACCGCCTTCGGAATCAAGGAGAAAAACTAGCCACACACCCCGCCATACACCTGACATAAGTGCTGGTGTAGGCTGCGAGCAGGCACCCTTGCAGGTGCCGTAAGCAGTTGGAGGTGTTCACATGGACGGACTCGAAGAGCTCAGGGCGCTGAGCAAGCCACGCAAGGGGCCACCGTGCGGGATGACAACCGTGCACCTTGAGGGCAAGGACTGGGAGACGCTGCACGCAGGGCTGGCTGATCCAGCGATCACCGCCAAGGCGTTGACCGCATGGCTTGAGAAGCGCGGCTTCACCGTGAGCTTCTGGACAATCGGAAGGCACCGCCGGGGCGAGTGCGCGTGCAACTCATGAGCGACGAGTTGCAGATGGAGCAGCGACTCCAAGAAGTCACCGAAGCCCACAAGCGTGCACTCCGCCAACTGGCGAAGCGTGACGCTGCCCGTGAGGAGTTAGTGGCTGCCGTCTATCAGGCGGCGAAGGATGCCGCGCTGAGCATCACCATCCCGCCCGTGCCGAAGCCGAAGGCGTCAGGCAAGAAGGGCGAAGCCGAGACACTCGTCTGCCTAGTCGGGGACTGGCAGCTCGGCAAGTACTCGGAGACGTACAGCATCGAAGTGGCGAAGGCTCGCATCGAACTGCTGGCGCAGAAGATTCAGCGGCTGGTGGAACTGCACGGCACTCCCGTCAAGGAGATCGCCGTGGTGCTGCTCGGCGACTTCGTGGAGTCCGACGGCAACATCTTCCCGAGCCAAGCCTATGAAGTAGAGCGCGGCGGCTTGTACGTCCAAATCTTTGAGGGTGCTGGGATGCTCGCGCAGTTCGTGCGGGCCATGGCAGCACTGGCTCCGAAGGTCACGGTGCGTGGTGCGATCGGCAACCACGGGCGACTCGGGCGCTACGGCGACCACTCCAACGAGAGCAACGCTGACGCGATTCTCTATCGCATCGCAGCCGAGCACTTAAAGGGCGAGAAGCGCGTTGACTGGAAGGAGTCGCTCACACTGGGTGGGCGTCACTGGTACGACATGCTTGAGCTGCCGGGTGGGAAGACTGCCATGCTGGTGCATGGTGATCAGTTCAAGGGCGGCGCCTTCGGGCTCCCGTTCTACGCGATCGCCAAGCGCGCGCAGGGCTGGAACCTATCAGTGCAGCCGTTTGACTTTCTCTTCTACGGGCACTGGCACACGCCGAGCCGACTGGTGTTGAGCGACGGCGCGCACACCTGCTGGGGCAACGCCAGCATCGAGAGCAGCAACCGCTACGCGCAGGAGTGGCTGGCAGCGTCTGGCACCCCTGCGCAATGGGCGCTCTTCTTCGGCAAGGAGGGCCCGACCGCCGAGTATCTGGTGAGACTGGATGCCGCGAAAGCCTGAGACTGAGGTGAGCACCTGCCCCGTGTGTGGCGAGCTGGGGCAGGTGTACGCCTACGGGGAGCAGGTCGTCAACACGGGCGCTCACGGGGTGGACTGGGTGCTCAGCCAAGGCGTCTGCAAGGGGTGCCTGAGCGTGGTGGTGCAGGCTGCCAAGGACGGCACCCTTGACTCCCTAGAAGGGGGTTGACGGGCTGAAACCGTTAGGTGTAGGATGACGAAGTCAGGCAAGACAGCCCCATGCGGGGCGACTGGCAAGGAGGCAAAAATGAGCCGAGCACACAATGCGAAGGGCACCATCAAGGAGATCGCAGCGATCCTATCGAGCATCGCTGACGGTGCACTCCTGAACCCACACAGCAGCGAGCACGCCCGGGAGTTGGTCATCATGAAGCTGGGTGTTGAGCGCGCACGATCCCACTATGACCTGACGGCGGCAGCCGTTCGTGGTTCGTACTGGTGCGCCAAGTATGACGACATGACGACCGCTGACCTGATCGTTGACGTGATGGGGGTGGGCAAGTGAGCAACGCTTTCTGGAATCTCTGCCCAGTATCGGCGCGCCACGGGTATCTGCGCGTGGTGAAGAACGAGCAGGGGGGCCTCATCGCCATCTGCCCCAAGTGCTACGTCCCAGTGAAGGGGCGCAAGAATCTTTTGGAGGTTTCAGCATGAACGCAGTCAAGGACTTTCTCGGGTTCACGCTATTCGTGGCGTGCATCTACATCGTGCTAGTCGTAGGGGGTGCATCGTGAGACTGAACCGCGCGAGTGATCCTAAGACGATCACCAGCTTCTACAAGCCGAAGGAGCGCATCGAAGCGCGCAAGCGCAGCGACGTCACCATCGTCGTCTGCATCGCCGTCATCATCGTGGTGGCGCTGGTAAGGGGGCTCTGATGATCGCCGACCTATGCAAGCCGGGGGACATCAGCGGGATCGGCAAGCACCGCCCCTGCGTTCGGGTGCTCATGTGTGGCAAGTGCGAGCGTCCACTTGTTGACAATGCGCCCGTGTGTGGGGAGTGCTCTTACTGCATCCGACTAGAAGAGCGCCGTCAGCGCAAGCCGCGCAAGACGGCAACGGGGCGCTGGTAATGCCGCTCTACGTCTTCGAGTGCTGGACGTGCTGCACCACTGAGGAGCGACTGCAGACGGGCTTCCAGCCCGTAGTGCCACGCTGCGACGGGTGCGGGGCTTGGATGCAGCTGCAGATCAGCCAGTCCAGCGTCCAGTTCAAGGGCGAAGGATGGGCCAAGCAAGACCGAAAGAAGGAGGGGAAGAAGTGATCAAGTGGAAGTGCACTATCTGCTGGCGTCAGATGCAGACGGACATCAAGCCGGGGCTCGTGCTGCGGCTCTGCCCAGACTGCAAGGTGACGCACTGCCAGCGCGTCGTTGACATCTACAGCGCGGCTGGCGAGAAGGAGAAACTGAAGGACGCGAAGGCAAGGCTGCGCGATGCAGTCAAGGCGCGGAAGAATAGTCGAGCAGTGAAGGAGGAGGTCAAGTGAGCAAGAAGTTTGAGTTCGTCAAGGCACCGCAGCGCAGCCCCGAGTGGCTGGAGTTGCGACGTCAGGGGCTGGGAGCCTCAGACATGGCGGCAGTGATGGGCGTGAGCCCGTATAAGACGCCCTACCAGCTCTGGGCAGAGAAGACTGGCGCAACGCCAGAGCAGAAGGTCGGAGCCGCTGCCAACCGTGGCGTCATCCTTGAGGATGCCGTGGCGCAGTACTACGAGCAGGAGCGTGGCGTGAAGTTGCGCAAGTCGAACGGCATCGTCCGACTGAAGGCGCAGCCCCGGATCATGGCGTCGCTGGATCGCACCATCGTCGGCGAGCCCAAGGGCATCGTTGAGGTGAAGACGTCAGCCAGCCCACGCTGGAGCATGTGGCCCGTGCCGCCTGAGGTCGTCATCCAGACGCACGTGCAGATGGGCATCGTTGGCGCTGACTGGTGCGACGTCGTCGCCCTGCTCGGCGGGCTGGTGTTCAAGATTGAGCGGGTGCACTTTGACCCCGTGCTCTGGGAGGAGATTCAGCGCGCGGCGCTGCTCTTCTTGGCAGCCGTGGACTCTAAGACGCCGCCGCAGTTGGAGGCGCTAGACGCCCAAGCCTTCGCCATCGCCACGCCGCAGGGCTCGCAGGAGTTCGTTGAGGCGACGGCTGACTTGGAGCGCGTCTACGCGCAACTCCGTGAGACGAACACTGAGCTGCACTTCTTGGAGCAAAAGAAGGGCTCGCTCGAGATCATCATCAAGGAGGCGATCGGCGAGAAGGCGGGGCTGGCTGGCAACGGCTGGACGGTGTACTGGAAGCAGGCACGCCCGTCCGAAGTCACGGACTGGAAGATGGTCGCGCAGGCATCAGGTGCCCTGCAGTCCGTGATCACCACCTACACGGACGTGAAGCCCGGCTCGCGCCGCTTCATCATCAACGACGGAGGGCTTCATGACTGAGCAGACGATCATCCTTGACCCGTACGAGTGGGCACACGCCAAGCAGGTCGGCACGGCGCGTGACGAATCCAGCAAGGCGAAGGGGCAGCAGGGGCGAGCAGGTCAGTCACCTGACCGCAGCCTGCAGAACCACATTGACGGCGCAGCTGCTGAACTGGCAGTATGCATCGCTCTCGGCTTGCCATGGTCGGCAAACATTGACACCTATCTGAACGAGCCCGACGTGGAGGTGCCGTGGCTCGGCGGAGTTGAGGTGAAGTGGACGTCGGGCATCGGGCTCATCGTTCGCAACGAAGGGCGTCACGAGACTCACGTGCTGGTGACTGGCAACGGGCCAGTCAAGCGCATCGTGGGCTGGCTGGACGTCGCAGGGTTGGAAGCCCTGAAGGCAAGTCCGAAGACTGACTTCGGCAACGGTCGGGCGCCACAATGGCTCAAGCCGATCGAAGAACTGAACGACTGGGGACTCTTCCCCAAGAAGGAGGCAGCATGAACAAGCACTCGGAGATTCTCGCCGCGCTATCGGCACCCTTCCCACCTGAAGTGATCCGTCACCGCACTGGTGCCGGGGGCAAGGACTTGACATGGGTGGACGCCCGCACCGTCGCAGCTCGGCTGGATGAGGTGCTCGGCGTCAATGGCTGGGACTTCGCCGTTGAGCCAGTCGGCGACACGAACACGGTCGTCGGAATCCTGACCTGCCGCTTCCCAGACGGCACCGTTGCCCGTCGACAAGACTTCGGCTATGAGACTGGCGGCTCGGGCGAGTCGCTAAAAGAAGCCGCGTCAGACGCTCTCAGGCGCTGCGCGTCACTCTTTGGGGTGGCTCGGTACCTGTACGGCGGGGAACGACCCGCAGCGGGGCGCGTTGCCCTGCCAGCGTTGAAGCCTATGAGCCTCCCTCAGACTCCAGCGCCAGCCCAGCAGGGGCATGACACCGTGGTGCTGAAGGCAGCGATGGACATGTTCGGCGCTGACAACTGCCCCGACCATGGGCAGCCGTGGACGAAGAAGCCCGGCGGCGTATCGAAGGCGACTCAGAAGCCGTACGCACCGTTCTGGGCATGCTCTGCCCGAAGCGGCGACGGGGCCTTCTGCAAGAAGAAGCCGAGCATTGACTGGATTGCAAAGCAATCGGAGCCAGTAGGCGAGCCAGTGCGCGCTGAAGAAGACCTTAGCGAGTTGCCGTTCTAAGTCATCACATGGGGGCGGGCTCTGGACGGCTCGCCCCCGCTAGCACTGGAGGATCACATGGGACTCTGGATTAAGTGGGACGCTAACGCCCACAAGGACGACAAGATCGCACTGCTCACGGACACGGAGTTCAGGGCGTTCGTCACAGCGATCGCTGAAGCCAAGCAGCTGCGCAGCGGCGGCATCTTCAAGAGCCGGGAGCACCTGAAGGCGTGCATCGGCAACCGCTTCGGCAAGGCGATCAGCGGGCTCATCACGAAGGGCCTGCTCGGGGTAGATCAGTCAGGGATCGTTGCCATTACGGGGTGGGATCGCTATCAGGTCGACCCGACATCGACCCGACGTCAGGCTGCGTTCGTGGCTCGGCGCCGTTCAGAATCGGGTGGGATAACGGAATCCAAACAGCATAGAGAGAGAGAAGAGAAGAGAGAGAGAGAGAAACCCCCTACCCCCTTACAGGCGGGAGAAATCTTGAGGAGGATTGTCGGATGAGGAGCGTGGCGTTCATTGGCAAAGCAGGCACTGGGAAGACGACCCTGAGCCAAATGCTCTCAGAGCATCACGGCTTTGAGGTCACCAGCATCGCAGCGCCGATTCGTGAGATCGCCGTCATGGCGTATGGCAAGTTCGATAAGAGCATGCGATACCCCCAGCAGACGCTGGGACTCTCTCGCCTGCTGACTGGGCGTGAGCTGCTGCAGGAGATCGGGGCTGCTCTCCGTGAGATGGACTCGCTCTTCTGGATGCGCGTGTGGCTTCTTCGGACGAAGCGTGGCGCTGATGACGGCACCCTTGACCCGATCACGTTCGTGGTGGACGACGTCAGGCTGGACGCTGAGCGGGCCTTCATCCGCGCGTGGTACCCAGACACGCTCTTCGTGCGGCTGGTGCGTCCCCCGGTGGGCGACCTGCAGCCGTGGCAGCATGACGTGACGGAGCGACAGGCTGGCGACATGGAAGCCGAGTTAGTTCTTGACACGGAAGCCCTCAGTCCGTCAGAGTGCATCGCAGCCGTTCTTGAGGCGGCACACATGGAGGTGCAAGCATGAGCGAACTGAGCGAACTTGAAACCATGGCGGAGATGGTGGGCTTCCGCTACGCCAACTGCAGCATCGACACGGAGACCCGCAAGGTCACCCTGCAGTGCGAAGACCATGACGGTCAGACGTTGACCGTTGAAGCCGACACCCTCAGCAACGCCATGGGCGCCATGATGGTCAAGCTGGGCGCGATGCTCCAGCGGGATGGGCAGACATGGCAGGAGTAAAGGCGAAGCGCGGCGGGCCATCGTTGCCCCCACGCTGGACGGATGCTGACTGCACAGAGTGCGGCAAGGTGATCAGCGTCGCTGACGCGAAGAAGCCAGTCTTCCCAGCGAGCCGGGTGAAGGTCATCACCTTCAACGGCGCCAAGGGCAACGTGCGCCTGCACTGGCGTCACAAAGGCTGCGTCAAGTGATCGACTCACTCATCGTCTGCCTGATGGTGGTGCATACGCTGATCGCCCTTGCCATGGGTTGGATCGGCGTCACGAATCACCGCGCCAGCTCGGGCATCGTCATCGCGTGGTTCACGATCAGCCTACTGACAATCGTCGGGCTAGGGCAGGCGCTACGATGAGCCGCATGAGTGACCTAGACATTGACCTGAAGAACGCAGCACGCAGCCGCATGGGGAAGAACAACCGCCAGCGTGGCAACAGTCTGGAGCGCCGACTGGCTGCTGAACTCACTGAGGCTGGATTGGCTGGCGAGCGCGTCGGGCAGTACGGCGGCAAGACGGACGTGCGCGCACTCGGGCTGATCATTAGCGCCAAGAAGGGCGGAGCGTTCAGCGAGCGATTCGATAAGTGGCTGAACGAACTCACGCCAAAGGCTGACGAAGTCGCCGCTCTGGTGGTAGAAGACGCCCCTGGCTCAGGCATCAAGGCCCGTCGCATGGTCGTCATCCACTGGGAGACACTGGTGCAGCTGCTACAGCAGCGGGAGGAGAAAGCATGAAGGTCGCACTTGCACTGGCGCTGGTACTGGCGCCGCTCACGAATCCGCAACCACTTGGCGAGCCGCCGATCAACTACGCCATGGGCGTGCTGGCTGATCAGCCTGCCGTGCCTGAGGGATACTTCGTCGGCACTGCGACGTGGTATGACGCAGCCCGTGGCAGTCACTCCAGCTGGTACACCCGCGCAGGGATCACGCTATACGGCGCGATCGGCGCTGACGTCCGAGCCTACAAGCAGCACCGCTGGCGCACGAGTTGGGACGTCAGGATCACCAGCCTGCGCACTGGCAAGAGCGTCATCGTGCAGGTCGTTGACATCTGCACCTGCTACGGCATCCGCAGTGACCCACACGATCAGCGACTGATCGACCTATCGCCGCAGACATGGGCAGCCCTTGGCGTGCCGCTCTGGCGTGGCGTGACCCCGATCACCTTGGAAGTGCTGCCATGAGCAAGAGCCTGCGCCCCGACGTCATCAACAAGCGCGTGCTGGAGTCTTACCCCGGCTCAACGTCCGTCGTTGCCAGCGAGAAGGTCGCTGCCCACATGAGGGAGTGCGGCGTCAAGATCACTGGGCGCACCATCCGCTCCTACGCCAAGGCTGAGCGCCGACCGTCGGAGAAGTTCTGCGCCATCTTCGCGCAGGCATACGGGCCCTTCGAGCAGGATGACTGGATCGAGCGGGAAGAGTTGCCCAAGCCGTACATGAGCCGCAAGCGTCCCGAGATGACTGCAGCTGAGAAAGAATCACGCCGCCTGCAGATGCTCGTTGCACGATTCTGCAACTGGTGCGTGGGTGGTGACATGGGAAGCGCCGAGACACTTCGCTGCCCTGATGCAACCTGCGTGCTGCGTCCAGCGTCACCGTTGCCACTGGCAAGCAATGCAAGCACGAAGCGTGTGGCGTCGCCAGATAGGTGGGACTGATGCCATACAATCGCCGCACGCCAGCCCTTGCGGCTGGCCCCCTCCCCGGCGCTGCATCCTCCCAGCGTCGGGGAGCGACTCCCTCACTGCGTGAGCAGGTCGCTGCATACCTGAACGCCAACCGTGACGTCATGCACCTGAAGCAGTGGACGCTCAAGGTGAGTGCCGACATCCCAGCGGATGACTCATGGGCTGACGTCGAAGTCAGTGACAATCTCTGGGAGGCGACGGTGCGAATCTCTGGGGACTTCTTCAAGGAGACTCCCGAGAGCCAGCGCCGCATCCTTGCCCACGAACTGATGCACGTCCACCTTGCCGCCATGGAGCGACTGATGGGCTCACTCGAAGGCGTGCTTGGCTCGCAAGCGTATGAGGTGCTGGAGAAACTCTGGGACACTGAAGGCGAGAGAGTCGCCGAAGCCCTGAGCTTCATTGTGGCTGGCGTCTTGCCGCTGCCCAACTTCAAGGCGTGAGCCCCCTACGCTTCGCCCGTGCGTGCCTGACCTGCGGCATCCTGCAGCGCGTCGGCAACCGTTGCCAGCCCTGCGCCAACAAGATCGTCACGAAGCGGGAGCGTGAGCGATACGGGCCAGTCGGGCGCAGCCCCTACGCTGACCCTGCGTGGCGCAAGCTGAGCCGTGAGATGCGCGAAGAGTTCCCGTGGTGCTTTGCATGTCGAGCGACCACTGACCTGACCGTTGACCACATCACACCGCTGCAGCCGGGGCAGTCGCCCGTGGTGCCCAAGCACCTGCTCGCAGTGCTCTGCCGTTCTTGCCACGGCAAGAAGACGAAGCACACCTAGGGGGGCTTAGAATCTGCGCATGAATAACCTCAAGGTAT